AGGTTTCAAGAGCGCCGGCTGCAGCCCGGGGTAAGTGTACTTCGTCTTGTCCACCACTTGTGCAGTGCTCAGCATCTCCCTGAAGTCCGCCCTCGGAATTATCAGGCTGATATCCTCGCCGCCGGCCCCGGATTTGTCCTCGAGCTGTTCGATCCCCGTCAGTAAATCATCCAGGGGCAAGGCGGTAGCCTTCGTGCTCCAGGCAGTCGCGACGTTGGTATTGGTGAATCCACCGCCCGAGTACAGGGCCGCCACCCGCCGCTCATGGCTGAGCAGGAGTTGATACCAAAGTATCCGAGCCGCCGCGGCCTCGGCGTCTATCAGCATAGTATATCGCCTCTTCATGCGGTCATCGACGGGATAGGCCAGGCCGTTCTCATCGCACGCATAATTCCCCTTGCCGAACTGGCCGATGATCCGATTGAATTTTGCGCCTTCCGCCCGGGTCGTCGTTGCGGGCTTTTTGAAGTTTGCCCGCCTCATTATCGGGTATTCACCCGCACACTCGGCTACCTCGAATACGGGGGCCGCCCGCCGCCCGATAAACCGGGCCGCCGCCTTCTCTACATCGTATTCGTTGACAATAGCGGTAAGTTCCGCCCGATATGTCATGCTTGTCGATTCTGGTCTCATGTCATATTCTCCTTAAAGAAAAACGGCGGGCCGGCCCAGGACCTTTCGTCCGGCGCCAACCCGCCGCTCGTTTTTCTTTTCTTGAGCCGCAAATCGATCCATTCGCGGTCCAAGTCCTTATTCACTTGTTAATTCTTGCCACTAAGTCACTAAATCAATTCAATATCACTTTTGCTTTGTGTCTTTGTGTTTTCGCGGCTATTCTTTTTTATCTTTCCTTGGCGATGTGGACGTAATCGACGAGCAAGGTCTCCGCATTCGCCCCGCCGGCCTTCACACCCATCAGGATGTGCATCTCATCGAGTCCTGCAATTGTCAGGTTTTTGGCCGTACTCGCCACGCCATCGACATACGGCGTCACTATCGCCGTAACGCCGTCGTTCGGATCATAGAGGAAGCCGAGTTTGTACCACGTCGCCGTGACAAAGGCCGCAACGCTGGTATTGGTCAGTTGAGTTCCCGCATTTGACGTCTCAAACTGCCAAACCACCCCGCCATCGACCTTGAAGAAACAGGCGCCGTCGTAACTGGCCATCGGCCCCGCGCCATTGTCGAGCAGCGAATTGGCCGCCACAATATCCGAGAGTCCGATGATGATATTGGCATCATCCGTATTCGCCTCGGTCAATTTGACCCGGGCCTCGAAGAACAACCGCTTGTCTGTGGCGAATTTGATAATCTCGTGTATGCTCGATATGTACGTCTCATCGTTATCGGTCGCCCCGTCTGCAATGCTAAGAACGCCGTTATCCGCATCGCCTACATCGACCGCCCCACCGTCGCTCACCGCCGCATACTCGCCCACCGTCGCCGTGGGATCGTAATTGAAGAAATCGTCGAAGTAATCCCAGGCCCCGCCCTTTGCCGAGAGCATATCATTGCCGCCCCGCGGACCCCAAATAATTGCCGGGGCCTTGCCTCCGTTGGCAGTAGTCGCCTCCAGGATAATCCCTATCTGCTTGCCGACCGCGGCTGAGCTCACCTTGCCGTCAGCTGCACAGTAGATTGCCGTACCCGCGGAAATCGCGAGTGCCCCCGTTACCTTGTGTATCGTGCCATCCAGGCACTCGCACGCCACAGGCGTCGCCGTAGCCACCGCCTCCGTGGTAATGCCAATCGGCTCCTCGCCGGCGTCTGCATACATGGCCGTCAAGGTTGATGGCCGAATCAGGCGGTCCGCCTCGAGGGCCTCGCCCGATACAATTGTGAACGGGCCTTTGTTGCTATATGCCATTCCCATTATTCAATCTCCTAAATTGTTGGTTTATCACTTTTGTTTTTGGGGCAACAAAAAAAGCGGCAGTTGGTGTGTTGGGCACCAACCTGCCGCTTTTTTATGTTCTTGCGTCGGTTGCGAGTTGATCGGCCCGCAACCGAACCCCGTTATTCACTTGTCAATCACTTATCCTGGTTGTCACCCCGTCTTTCGGCTGACAACGTGGGCGCTCTTCCACGCCTCATGGCTTTTCGGAAACTTTCGGGCCGCCTCTATCATCGCCGATCCCCGTTTCGACCCCCCGGCCACCGATTCGGCAACCGCCGCCTCGTAAGTCTCGGCCTTGCCGTTATCGCCCGCCGCCGTTCCGCCCGCTTCGTCCGCATCGCTCGGCTCCGCCGCCTTGACATTGCTCCCGTCCAGGATCGCCTTGAGTTTCAGGTCCCGTTCGGCGACCTGGGCCGCAAGCGCGGCGATTTCGCCCTTGTGGGCCTCCATCGCTGCATCGAAGGCCAGGGCTTTGGCCTCCGTTAAAGACAGGCTATCGGCGATGGCCTTATTGCGGACCTGTTCGAACTTTGCGCCCGACAGCGAAGTGCTTATCGCCATGATTCTCTGCCGCTCGGTATCAGCCGCCGTCTTGAGCTGCTCGGCCCCCGGCATTGCCGCCGTCACCGCATCGGCCCCTGCTGTTCTTGTCTCCATTTTGTGCTCCTTAAATTGATTGTTATTGACCTGGGCCGATGCACCGGCCGTCACTTTGATATGCGTTCTAAGGGGCGGCAGCGCGGCCTGCATTACCTCGCCGAATGTCCCCACCCCATCTATCAGATTCTTTTGCAGCGCCGACCTGCCCACGAACGTTCGACCATCCGCCAGTGCCCGCAGCGATTGTTCATCGAGGCCCGCCCTCGCCCGCCCGCGCATCACCGCGCCAAGGAATATATCGAAGTACGTATTGATCCTCTCCTGGATCGCGGCCAGGTTCTCCTCGCTTATCGCAATCCCCGTCTCCCCAACGCCCTTATTCGACCCGCTCCGCAGGATATGGAATTTCAACCCTTTTTTCGCCGCCCACGCCGAACTATCCATATACAGGGTATAAACCCCGATACTCCCCACGTCCGCCGCCTGCGTCGCGTAAATCACGTTCGCCTGCGATGCGATCCAGTAAGCCGCCGATGCGCCCATATCGTCGATGAACGCCACTACCGGCTTGGCGAAACTCGCCTCATAGACCTTCGCTGCAAAGTCCGGCAACCCATCGATACTGCCGCCGGGGGACTCGATATGCAGCAGGATGGATTGAACCATCCTGTCCGCCATCGCCTCATCCAGCTGATCATTGAGTCCCTCGATGGCCGTGCCCCGCGGCTGGCTCTGACCGTTGACCATTCTGCTGTGCTTGGCGATTATACCCTCCACCCTGATGATCGCCCTGTGGTCCGCCGTCAGTTCATAGCCGGGTTTTTGTTCCCTATCATTCCCCGCCGCCGTTATCGCCGCAATCTCCTCCGCCAGCAGCCGCTCGCCCGAAAAGTGTCTCTCAACCACGTGCGCCGCCTGCTGCAGGATATTGACGTTCATCGCCCACGCCTGCGTCGTGACGTATTCGAGCAGGGCCGGTAGGGCGCCTTGCGTCAAGCGTGAAGCGTGAAGCGTTTTTCGTCCCTCGTCTTTCGTCTCGTTATTGTCTGTCTCAGGTAACGGCATTTTGTTTCTCCTGTTTCCGCCTCTCCTTGTCGTCCTTCTCATCCTGCGTCTCTCGCTCGTCGGCATCTTGTCCCCCATCCTGTCCCGGCTTTCCCGCAGTCCCTTCATTTATCGGTACACCCAATTCACGCAGTTTCTGAAAATCCGATGCAATTTCAGCAAAGACCTCTTCCGGTTCACCGCCGCGTTCACGAATACACTCACTCAGACTCTTTGTTCGACCGTTCACTTGTATTTCATTTCCCTTTGCCTCATCAACGGGATTGATATATGGGCACCCGGGCCACTGGATTCGCATATTGAAAACTTCCGGTTTGGCCGGCAATTCGCCGGTGGCAATCCCTCTGCTTATCTGCCACCGGTACCAGGGAGTGCACGTTTGTTTACGTGAGCTGTTTTGCCATCCCTTAAACGATTTTTGGGCCTCTCCTAAAGACGCCCTGGCGGATGAGTAATTCGTCTGGGAGAAATCCAACATCATTAGTTCGAGGGGATAACCTACTCCCACTCCGACAATTCTGGCGCAGATCATCATATAAGGCACAAAGTTACTCCCCGGCCGCATTGCCCCGATCATCTTAACTTCCTCTCCCAGCGCCATCTCGAAGATTTGCAAGGGCTCCATTTTTTGAAGTTTATCGAACGTCCCGCTCGTCGTGGCGTCATCGTTCGCCACCACCCCAGCCATGTCCACTGATGTAGGATTCTTCGTAATTTGAAAACCCTGCATCGAATTAGCTATTGCGGCGAGTTGTTCGTAATCAAGGTAATCCTCCATGCGGTCAAAGTTACCCAGAGCCGCTGCAAGGAACGGCACGCCTCGGGTCTGGTGAAATCGCTTGCGATACGCGGAAAAGAACACTTGCTCCTTCGGTATCCTTATCGCCTTTTCATCTAACCGCACTATTCCCGTGTCCCCCCTGCTCCTTCTCGGCTTCACGTAGTATGCGAGGTGTCTGTTTAGGTCATCCAGCTCTACCCCTAATACGACCCGTTTAGTTCCTATCTCCCCACCGCTCGGCGACTCTATCTGGTCGGCCTCGAATGCAAGCAGCGAGCCATCCGGTCTTTTGACCAATAGGTTGTCCCCCGCCGTCCACACCGCCCGCATGTCCGCTTTTGCAATGCTCGGGAAGTCCCGTTCGCCCGTGGCGTCGGCTAGGTCCGCCTCCATCCTGCGTGCGATATATTTTTTGACCTTCTTATCAAGATCTTTATCCCCGGTGGTGGGGACAAAATCGAAATCGGCCCCGAAGATATTATCCAATGCCCGGTCTAAAATCCCGCTAAATAGCGAACTCTGCCTGTCATGCATTCGGCAAATTTCCCGCAACGCCCCAAGCGTCGGTTTCGATTGATGGCGGTCCGCCGACGCCATCAGGCCGGATATGATCCCAAAGGCCCTCCGCGTCCGTGATGGCTGCGTTATCTCGTACCCGACCCCCGCTGAGGCAAAGGCCCTTCCCGCCGCCTTGAACCTCTCCATTATCCCCGGCCGTCTCGGAAAGATTGATGATTGATGATTGACGATTGACGATTTCATAAATATGTAACCGCGGATTTCACTGATTTCACCGAGTGTCTTTTTTTAATTAGTTTCATTTTCAATCACTGTAATCTGTGTAATCCGTGGTTACTGTGTTTCCTCAATAACTCCGAGATATATCGCCTAACCGCACCACCGAACCCGGCTCTCGGACCTCCATCTGGAGTTGTTTGCGCATCTCTCGCAGCTCGCCCAGCTCGAACCGGGTATAGCTCCGCCCGCCTATCGTCTGGGACTTGAATTTATTGGTGATGAGATTCAAGATTCCGGCGTTCACCGCCGTCAATAATTCTGCCGCCGTCGGTTCTGATTCACTCATGCCCCCAGTATGCACGCATGCGCAAATCCGCCAATGGGGTAGAATCTATGTATAGACTTTACGAAAAAAGAATTTTCTAAGTGATTATGATTGCGGGAGTTATAAGAGGTGTTTTTTGTAATAATCTCTTGATACCCCCAATATCACTTGCTCTTCATCTTCATGTGTCTTGAATGACGGACCAATATTCACATGAGAATGATTGTGATGCAGTCATTAGAATTATCATCCTCCTGCGGCGCCCGCGCCTTATCATTTTGGTTATTTCGAGTTCGCCATCGAGACAAGATATGATTGTCGCCTTTGAATCCTCTTTCGGTTCGTAATGAAACCAGATTCTCAACCATGGATCCGATTTATTCCGCACGAAGGTTACGCAACCTTGCCAAAGGCAATTGGCTTTGCAATCATACAATCCTATCTTCAAAGTCCGATTCTGGACATCCTCCGGCAAGGGACTTACCCTTGCGTCAAAATACAAACCCTTATCCGTCGGGAATCTATGACTATCTCTTAGCTCATGTGTGGTTATTTTTGATTTAACCATTGATTACTATCTCTTTCATCGGGTACGTATGTCTGTGCTTCCCCGTGCACTTTATTTGCCGCGTGATCAGCATCCGTCCATCCTCCATCTCTTCTTTTTGTACTTTCACAACGTGGGCCTTCAGCCCGCATATACAGCACTTATCCATCCCCGCCCCCACGAACCTATTCGTCACGCCTCGCGTCGGTTTACCCGCCCCAACGCCGGTGGATTTGCTTGACTTAATGGCGCTGCTTGTTGCCGCATCAATTGCCGCCCTTGTCGATTCTTTCAGTTTCGCTTCTTTCATGTCAAATCCTTTCAATTATTAACACCTACCTGTATTTTATTTCAATTCGTGTTTCTTCGTGTTTTTCGCGAGCTCACTTTAGCTCACTGCGTAATCTGTGGTTCATCGTTCTATTCTTCCAATCCTCCTACCCGGGCGGGCGATCCGCTGCGCCGCCGCCGGCGTGACTCCCTTCGCCCCCGGCTCCTTCATATAGAACGCGCCTTTGTAAAATCCCGCCGCCGCCGCATAGACCGCCGTATCGAGGCTGTGCGTCGCCGCCCCCATCGTCACCGGCCGCCATACTTGCTTTGCGTTTCCGTTCTTATCTCGGGTCGTTATCAACTGCTCGTTTGTGAACTCGGTAAAATAGAGCGATGGTATCTCATTATAAAACTCCGTCCGGGCCTCCAATATGAGAAGACCCTGCTCATCATACTGGCCCTGCGCCCACGACATCACCCTTCCTTTGAAGTGGTGCGTATCCACCAGACCCACGCGCATTCCCCGGTAACGCCGCCTCTGTATTTCAGACAATCTCCGCTCCGTCGCCGCCTCCACGTCGGTGAAGCGCAACGGCGCTGCGCACGGCCCGGGCACCCCGATAATCGGTATAGTCAGGCCGATCCTCTGCCTGCAGTAATCAAATACATCATCCGGCTTCCAGCCGGCGTCCACAAAGAGTGGCATCACAGCCAGCCACGGCCTCTGTTCGTTCGGCGTGCCATCCGACCATGGGAACGGCGAGAGCAATACTTTTCTATCGAGCTGCTCGAACGATTGCACGCTGCCGGATGTGATGACCCAGTTCCTCAAGCCGTACCCGAACCCCCGGACCTCGTAAATGATAGTCACTATCCCCCGTGTAAGGGTCTTGTGATAATCCGCCGATGCCACTAATAGTCTGCATCCCTCCGGCACCGTGCCCTCGCTAAAACCGCCCTTGAGCCGTTGCAGGCTCGACGCCTGGACCGCAACGCCCTTCTCCTCGAATGACTCGCCCAAAGTCTCATTATGGAAGATCATCAGCGTCCCGCGGGCTATTCCCTCTTCCGTATTGGCCTCGAACCACTCCGCCATAATCTTAGTCCACGATGCGCCGGGGAAGGGCGAGAGCAACCCCGAGATATGGAATCCCCGATGCCGCCGCGACCGCTCCGCCCGGCCCTGCACGTTGCCCCAGCCGTCTATCGTCTGGCCCTTGGGCAGCCATCGCCCCGCCGCCACGCAGGCATCCTTTTCCCCTTCCCGTATTTGGTATTGACAGAACTCGCATTCGTACCAGACATCCCGCGTCTCTCGAATCTTATCCGGCTCGTGCAAGGTCCGGGGCACCTTGAGCTGGCCGAACTTCCACACCTGATATTCCCCGCACCGCGGGCACGGGATGTACAGCTCCTCCTGGTTCGAGACCGCATATCTCATCTCGATGAACCCGCCCGGGACGGTCGGCGTGCAGGCATTGACAATCTTCGCATCCCAGAATGCAGTCGTTCTCTTCGCCGCCCTATCGCCGGCGGGGCCGGTCCTGCCTGAAAAGGCCGGGAACTTGTTCGGCTCATCGCGGAACAGGTACTTGATAGTCCGCATCGCCACGCCCATATCGCTGCCCGCCCAGGTGAAAAAGAGCGACATCCTATCGAAATTGAACACATCGCCCTGCAAATGCCGCGGCTCACCGTCCCAGTGCCGGCGCAACGCCGGTGAGTTCTCCACCATCGGCTTGATCCGCTCCTGGCTGACGTAAGGGACCGCCTTCTCCGTCGCCCCAAGGAACAGAGTCGGCGCCGGGTCGTTATCAATTATCCACCCGATCTGATTCTCAATCATCGTCGATTTCGCCACCTGCGCCGCCGACATCACCGTTATCTCCTCCACTTCATCATCGTTCAAGGCATTCATCGGCTCCCGCATATAACAGGTCCTCGAAGATCGGTACGGACCCGGCTCCGGGTGCCCCTCCGGGAATACCCGATTGCGGTCCGACCAATCGCTGACGGAGATCGGCTCGGCTATCCGCCACGCCTCCCGCTCCGCGGGCGTCCAAACTGAATTACAAACCACTGATTTCATAAACTGCAACCACAGATTTCACTGATTTTCCCATAACTATTTTTAACCTAAAACCCGCGTTATTACGTCAAAATCGCCCCTTTTGAAAATTATTTTACAAAATCCCAAAAATTACTGTTGACATTATAGCCGTATAGCCGTATATTAGTATAGTGATGTATATAACCGCCGCCGCTCGTTGCGGGGGCCTTTGAAAAGGAGAAAAACAATGGAAGCCGGCGTTAAATTGAGTTTGTGGCAAAAGTCAGGCAAGCGACGAATCTATATCAACCACTCAGCCTATCGCGGCATCAAGATATTTCTCGACGCGGAAACCGGGCCATGTGTTCGCGCCGACTGGCCACTTGACTCTCAAACTCGCAATCTGATCCTCGAAAAATGCGAGGAGTATTTTTTACAGGCCGATATAATGTTGAAAGGAGATCGAGTATGTATCGCGTGAACCAATTTATTAACGGCCGGAAGGTGAAATTAGCAGTGGCCACGTTTGAGAACCTCGAAGAGGCCGAGAGATACGTCGTTGACAATAATGGGCAACCAGGCGGCCATGTTTACGGGATCGATCCGGAAGATTTGCCCGCGCCAGACGAGGAGACTATCGATGAATCGTAAATCCAAGTCGGCACAGGTGCCTGCACACATTTACAACGCCTGCGAGGCCGAGGCCGTGAAGCGCCGCAAAAAGACCGGTAAGATGATTCGCTGGACCGATATCCTTTTCGAGACGGTTGAAAAGTCCCTCGGTCTCAAAGGTCAACAGTAATTTACTTATCAAAGAGCGTTCACCACGAAGCCAACTTTTACCCGCCATTAGGCTGGGCGGGTAAACCGCGGATTACGCGGATTTCACAGAATCATATTTATAGATTTCTCCGTGTCATCTGTGGAATCCGTGGTTCCTGTCTTATAACCGCTGAATATGCTGATGATGAATCTCACTTCGACCTCAAGAAGTTTTTCAATTTCTCTTGCTCTCTTACCTTCCAGAATTGGCGCCATTTTTCTGGGGTGCCCCAACATTGCCCTTTTCATCGCTACAATCTTTAAGATATTCGCCCGCTCCCAAACTCCATCATTTTCTTTTTTGAGTTGAGCAAGTTCGATCCTTTCCCGCTCGAGCCGGACATCCTTCCGGTCAGCCTCCGTCTCATCTTGTCGCTGCCGAGCCTTTGACACCTGCCGGCCCTTGTTATCTCGAAAGTACTCGAGCACCGGCCTGATATACCAGCCCTCCGGCGTGACCGGCATCCCGTTATTCCTCCAACGCAGAATAGTCCTGACATCCACCCCGGCGAACCGCGCCGCGTCGACCTGCTTCTTGATGAATATGTCATGGGCCTTGCCATTGCCATTCTTCTCAGCCTTCGTTGCCTTTTCGTAATCCCCCAGTTCATCCAGTTCGGTCTTCGTAAGCGCCTGATTGGCCTGTATTTTCGTCAATAACAGTGCATACCGTTGTCGCTGCGCAAATAACAAAACGTCCATTCGTGCCGGTTCGTCAATTTCGGCTGTCTGTTTTTTTTTACTTTTTTTTCCTGCCATACCGGCGTTTTTGCCTCAAAACCCGAACCGTCTCTCTTTTTTTTTACTTATCCCACATTTTGGTATTGACTCTTTGCCTGTACACCTGTAAACTTGTCGATATGGTTACAATAAACATAAATAACAACCACTTTTCAAAGTAAGAAATGGAAGTGAGGTGTCACCATGCAGTCTCTTTATCAGAAATATCGCCCAGAATCGTTTGCCCAGGTCATCGGCCAGAGCCGTGCCCTTCAACAAGTGCGTTCTTCTCTCGCCCGTGGATGGGGTGGCAGGGCCTTCTGGATCACCGGGTCTTCCGGCACCGGAAAGACAAGTCTGGCCCGAATAATAGCAAGCCAAGGCGCTGACGAGTTTTTCGTCGAAGAATACGACTCGCCGGCCGCCTTAATGCTTGCCGATACTGCCAATCATATCGAATCCTCGATGCACTTTACCGCCTGGGGCAAGGGCGGTCGGGCCTTTATTATCAATGAAGCCCACGGCCTTCGCAAACCGGAAATCCGTTGGCTGCTCGGCGTCCTCGAACGTATCCCCCCTCACGTCGTCTTTATCTTCACGACAACAAAAGATTCCGGGGCCCTATTCTGCGATTTTCAGACCGACGCCCTGCCGCTTCTGAGCCGATGCCAAGTGATTGAATTGGCGGATAACCACTACGTCGCCCGCGCCTTCGCAAAGGCATGCAAGAAAATCGCTCAAATTGAAAAACTCGATGGCCGCCCGCTCGCCGATTACGTCACTCTGGCTAAAGACTGCAAAACAAATTTCCGCGCCATATTGCAGCGTATCGAGGCTGGTCAAATGAAAGGACGCTGAACCATGTCCCTATTCGATTTTCAGGATTCCGTCATTGTCAGCCGATGCTGGACCGGTGAGATATGCCGCTATGACTGCAAGCCGGCGGGGCGGCCCGCGCTCATTGCCCGGATTCGCCGCCGCTTCAATCCGATCTTCGTTTGCCCGGAAGTCCTGGGCGGCTTGCCCGTGCCTCGCCCCGCCGCCCCTTTGCATCGCAAACACGGCCAAATCATTCACGATATCACGGGCCGCAACTGCTCCATTGAGTTTATCGCCGGTGCTCAAAAGACTTTGGAAATCGCCCTTGCCCATAATTGCAAGATCGCGTATCTTGTCCGCGGCTCACCGAGTTGCGATGCTCGCGGGTTTACCGGTGAATTGCTGCTCGCTCACGGTATTAGAATCATCAACTATTAAGGAGATTCATTCATGTCCAAAAAAACTGCAACGCCAACTCGTCGCCCGATACAGTTACCCGCCGACCTATGGGCCTTGCTGTGGCAAGAGGCCCGCAAGCGCAAAGAACCGACCACCCCGGCCCAAATGGCCCGGGAAATTCTGGCCGCCTACTTTAAGAAATAGGCTATCAAGTCAATATCAACTTTTCAAAGAGCGTCAACCGCCTTTTTCGCGGCCTTTTTTGCTTTTTGCTCCAACTGTTTGCGACCCGCCGCAACCTCATCGTCGAACGAGCGCCCGCCCCCCGCCACCAAAGGCTGGATCACCCCTATCCGTTTCTCCCATCTGCGTATATCGTCGGCCAGGCCCGGATAATTATCCTGTAACGCCGCCGCCTGCAACCCACACTGCCCCGGGCAGCACCAGCACGCGGACCGCACAAATCCCCGCTCATATCCCTCCCATAGAGGCGCCTTGATCTGCGTCAATAATATGGTGCTGCTCTCTTCGGTAAGATTAAAGCAGGGATGATACGCCTCATAATTCGGCATACTGCCCACCGGTGAATCTATGGTCTTTTTTGAACCTCTACCCGCTTGTGTAGCCCGACTCCCATCCAATAGCAACGTCGATTCCAGTGCGAATTGCTTGCGAAATTGGGCGGTCACTGAAAAAATGAACACGCCCTGGCATGGTCGCCATAAAAGAGATGGCCACTGCTTTTCACGCCTCAGCCACGCCCACCACTCCGTTTCCGGCTTGCGAATCTCACAGTGGACGCCGAAAAACTCACACGTTTCCTCGATATGTGCACCCATCCCCGGAAATTCCACCCCCGTGTCGGCATAAACGGCATAAATGTCCCGGTCTGCAAAATGGCGCACTATCCAGGCTAAAGCCAATGTGCTGTCCCGACCGCCGGAAAAGTCTAAAATGAACGTTTTGTATTTCTTGAACCGCGCCAATTCCTTGTTCTTCAACCAAAAATTCCCCGCCGGCCCATTTGCCTTCAAATGCGCTTCCCCCGGCCGAAAAGTGAACTTTTCTTTCTCCGTTCCCAATAGTTCCCTTTTGATCTGCTCTATCCTCAAATCGACCAAGGCGCTCTCCCCCGGCATCTCGGCCCTCAACTGGTCTATCATTGCCGCCAGGTCTTCCGAGAACTCGCCCTGTATATGCGGATTGTTCAACGCGATATTGAGCAACTGCTCATCGGTAGCCGATAGATCGACCGTGACGCACGGGCAGTTGTAATCCTTGCCGTGGAGTTCCAGAAGGGCCTTATACCTCTGATGCCCGCCGACTATTCTCTTTTTGCCGCCCCGGCAATTGACCACTATCGGCTCGACGCACCCGAACCGACTGAGCGACGCCGTAAGACCCTTCATCGCCTCATCGCTTATCACTCGCGGATTATATCCCGCCGGTTTCAATTCGCTCAGTCGAAACGCCGCAATCTCCGGCCCAATCTGTTTCCCCTTTTTAATCATCGTTAATTATCACCAAATCCTTTTATTTCCAGTTTCTTCGTGTTTCTTCGTGTTC